AGCAGCGCGATCATTGAAGTAGTCGTGCATATCTACAGAGTTAAAATGCGTATATTCAGCGTCATTCATCGAATGAATCGTAACTTCTCCGGCGTGTTTTTGGTCAGTGTTGAATTGGTGGGTATTTCTAACAACAGCAAATCGACCGCTTCCGCTATTCCAGCTTGAGTGATTTGTCACGCTCAATGAGCTTGTGGCGCTGTCTCCATAAACCATTACAGATTTTCCACTGGTGGTGTACCAATTTGAGCCATTATCTGTAGAAAACTGAAAGTCCATGATAGTTGGATGGCTTGCGTGAACGACATTGCTCCAGACAAACTTGTAAGTTTTGTAGCCCGTGATACTGGTGAAGTTAACGCTTGAGACATTACTGCTCACAGTCTGACTCGACATCACATTCCATGCACCGCCGCCGCCTGCAGCATCCACAAATGACAACGTACCGCTACCGTTGGTTTTCAGCAGTTGCCCATCTGTGCCGTCCGTCACATTCAGTTGGTCTAACCCGACGGCGTTATCAGCAATCAGGTTCGACGTTACTTTTTGAATTGCCATTTATTTCTCCTATGAGCTTGATAAGCCATACACAACAAATTTAGAACCTACGGGGAAATTGAACGTAGACTGCCCACTTTGCGTAGTGTCAAAAATGAATTTAATTTTGTTGATTGGTGTTGTTTCTGTAATCCCAAACTCTCCTTGTTTTATATGCGGTTGCAAGGCGCTGGAATACTCTCTTGTGTGAATTGCTCTATACTGACCATGTTTTGCTGAAGTTCCTGAAATATTGTTTTCTAATTTAACTACGCCTGATAGCGAATGCTGATATGACGAAGAACTTGCGTAGACATCTATTAAATCCAAAGCACTAACTGCGCCTGAGCTTTTGGTAAAAACCACTGACGATCCGCGAGTGCTGGTGTAAGACTTTGTCCATCTTAGATTACTAGAGTAATTTGAACCTCCGTCCGTGGAAAAATAAGCGTTGAAGTACCGACTTGTCCCGTTCATGCTAAAGTCATTTATATTTGAAAACCTAATTTCGTAGGAATCGTATCCAGACAGTGTTAACTCGACGTAGGCTACGGCGCTACTCAAAGTGGTACTTGAAATAACATTCCAAGCGCCACCACCCCCAGCGTCCTCCCAAGCTACACCAGATCCTGTCGAAGTAAGAACCTGACCGTCTGTTCCTTGAGCACCACCAACCTTAAAGTTAGTAGTATCTGTAATACCGTTAACAGTTAAATTTCCGGGAGTTGTTAGTGCTCCGGCTAGTTTTGCTGTTGTAACGCTTGCATCACTTGGGACACCGGCAGCAACAGACGCACCAACGATAGCCTCAACCGAAGAGTTGTTAGGCGGGGCTGTGCTGAACGTCAAAGTTGTTCCTGACACGCTGTATGTAGACTTGGGCTGGTAAACGCCGTCGATGTACACCTGAGTATTGTTCTCTGAACCGGGATTGGCAGACAAAGTTAGCGTTGTATCGCTACCATCGCCTGTCATCGTGCTTACGCCAAATGTAGAAGAACCTACAGAAGCATCCTCCCAAGCTACACCAGAGCCTGTGCTAGTCAGCACCTGCCCATCAGAGCCTTGGCTACCTCCCACTGTAAGATTAGTGAGCGCCACGGTTCCAGCCCCAACAATGCCATTGCCAGTTAGGTCAAGATTATCTCCTGATGCCAGTTCTTTTATCGCAGCAGTACCACTGCTATCAACAATCAATGGAAATCTATTCGCCATGTCTACAATCCTATTGTGTAATCTTGTGTCCTGCCGCTAACGATAAAGAACGTCCCTGATGCTGTCAGAGTTTGTTGGCCTGATCTAGCTGTAATACTGAGTAAAGACGAACCACTAACTAAGGATGATCCTGCTCTGTTAAATACTGCTGTTATACGGCTAACTAATGTTCTACCAAAAACTGATACTTCAGTAGCTACACCAGCACCGTCAGCACCATCAGCACCCGCTGGCCCTTGTGGGCCTGTGGCTCCTTGGATTCCTTGGATTCCTTGTGGCCCTTGAGCGCCTGCGGCACCGTCACTTCCATCTTGTCCAGCAACACCTTGGGGGCCAGTAGCACCTTGAGGGCCTGTAGCACCGTCCTGCCCATCCTGACCGTCTGCACCGTTTTGACCGGCGACACCCTGCACACCGGCTGGCCCTTGCAAGCCTTGTATTCCTTGCGCTCCGTCAGCGCCGTCTTGTCCAGCGGGGCCTTGTATACCTTGCTCACCTTGCGGCCCTTGCTCACCTTGTGGGCCTTGCGTTCCATCGCCGCTTCCACTTCCGCCCCCTCCGAAATACTGATTCGTCTGGGTGAAGCGTATCCAACTCCCGTATTCACCGGGGCGTTTCTCAAAGGCGATAGCTCCGTTCTGGATTCTATGCTGGGGGATGCGTCCTGGCCTTCCGTCCTTCCCGCTCTTGCCGTCTCGTCCCGGAGGACCAATCGGTCCAGAAGGGCCTTCTGGTCCTCGCAATCCCTGTTCACCAGTTTTTCCGAGAGCGCCGGGAACCCCCTGGGAACCAGCCTCGCCTCTATCACCCTTGTCGCCCTTGCTGCCCTTCGGGCCACGGTCGCCCTTGTCTCCCTTTTCGCCTTTCTCTCCCTGCTCCCCTGGCGCTCCCTGATCCCCCTTTTGGGCTTCAACAGTCGAAACAAGACTCCCAAGCTCAGACAGTCTTTTCCTGTAGTCTTCCTCAATCCCCTTTATCTTTGAAAGGAATAGGGCTGCTGCCTGACTCGGCTTCATCAACTGTCACCCACAAGCGCCTGAATTAGCGCCCGATTCAACTCCTCTTCAGAACGCGCTTCCTCTTCTGAGATCTCAGTTTCACCCGTTTCAGGGGCTACGGGAATGAACTGAGCAGCATACGGCTCCAGAGCGTATTTAACGCCAAATTGCTCCATCAGTGACTTGTCACGCTGTATTTGCGACAACAATTCTTCAACGTCCTTGCCATAATTGGCCGCAACGTCTTGTAGACTCAAAATACCGCTCTTTAAGCCCAAAACAGCGGCTGTCATCTCTTTCTGTGGGTCAACCCACTGCCAGGCTCGGCCTCTGAACTCGCTTCGAGCCGCAAAACGGTCGTATTCGCGAAGCGGGACGATAATTGCGCCCATTTCCATCGTTGAGTTAAGCCACTGCTCGTAAACCTTGCGTACAAAGGCGTCCAGGATGAAGGTCTGCATGTTTTTATAGGCATCACGCTCTTCTAGGGCACCTTGTCGGATGCTGGAGTAACTGGTTGACTCCAAATCGTTACTGATAGACGTGTAACTGATGCCCAAACCACTAGCGATACCCTTTAGGCACGCCTTGTGGAAGCTGTCGAACTCGTTTGACGGGTATTGGGGGTCAAATGACGTGAATTCAACGCCCTGGGGCAACTGATGGAACGTCCCTGGCTCTGCTTCCATGATAGGCACTGCATCATCCAGGTCATCAGCGACAAATCCGTCGCCGGACGGGCTAGTAAAGAAACCCATCTTGCTTGCCCCAACGCGAGCATTGACTACTGCGGCCTCTCGCAGTGCGTGCAACTGCTTCATAGTAGCCATTGCCGGCGCGAACCATGTCTCGCCCCTGGTCTGACCAGCGCGAAGAGGCATGTAAACGTGAATCATTTCCTTGGAAGTCACCCGGATATGCTTGGGCGACTTGCTCATGGTGGTGAAGTCGTAATCGCCAGGGTGATATGACAACAGGTGATAAGCGATAGGCTTCTTAAAACCGTCTAGTTCTACGCCCATCCGTATCTCGTTGCCGTTGGGCAGTCGCTTAGATAGCTCTTCATCGACACGGTCAGGCTCTATTATCTCCAGCGATATAGAGTCCTGGAAGGTCGCGTTGCGATGAATACGCACAAACGCTTCGCCGTCCCGAGCGCAGGACTCAATGATGAGCTTCTGAACCTCTAGCCAGGAAAGCCTGCCATCGACCGTGCAGTTTCCAGAACGTCCCCACATGCGCCAGCGGTCTTCTACTGCCTGGTTACCGCTCTCATCCAACTTGCCATCGCTAGTCATAGCCTTGACCTGGAGCGTGAACCCCCGGTCTCCTACTACGTTGTTCTTCAGCAAGGTCAGGTATCGCTTTGCGTACTCATTATTGCGAGCAAGATCCCGAGCGCGGCTGCGTAATCTACGGATGGCAGGATATAGCTCGCTATCAGCACTTCGTTCAGATGACTTAAAATCATCGAACAGTCTCCCAGTGTTAGCTCCAGCGTATGACCTGGCCTGCGGCGGGAATCCCCTCATCCGCTTGACCGGGGCTTCCTGCTTGGCTTTGAATACGTCAAAGATGCCCATCAAAACCTCACTTTGATTGTTTCATTGCCTTTCTTGCCACGCTTGATGCGTTCTTTGTTGGTGTGCTCGGCAACTTCGCGTCGGTAGTAGTCTCTAGCTTCTGTCAGTTCAGAGAATGACAGTTTGGTCAGGCTTCTACCGGCAATGGAATAACTGGCTACGTCATCATCCGCCTTACCAGACAGCAACGACTCAATCTTGCCAACCATGATTTCCGCATGGATGCGTGGGTCAGCCTGGTTATCGTCCAGGTCAACCAGGATTTTGAAGTCACCTGAAGCTATAACGATTCGGTTGCTGCTGGATGTCTGCGTGATTTCTAGCTGCCAGTGGTATAGACCGGCCGTAATTGACGCGCTGGTAGCAGAGTTTATGGTGAACAGGTAGCCGTCAGAGACCTCAGTGGCGCTAACGGTGAACTCGGCATTGCCGCCCTGGTGCAACCGGGCAACGTATTGAGCAGAGTATGCTGCAGTAGGATAGTCGGAAACGAAGTCTGTACGCTTCCACTGAACAAAGTCGCCAACGGTGAACTCTTCTGGTTCTGTTGTGGGCGCATTCGCAGAGTCAAATAGGTTAGCCATTAATTACCGCCATGAATTTGCAAACCCCTTACGAGTTGGTGGTACAAAAGACCTTCTGACAGGTCGCTTTGATACTTCTGGTTCAGCGGCCTTAGTTTTCTCTTCCGCAATGGCTTGGGCTTTCTCCGCAAAGGCATTAACGTTTACACCGATGATTGCATACGCTGCGTAGGCGTAAACCATGCAATCCAACGCTTCGTTCCTAGCGCGAATCTTCTCAAACACGCGCTTTTTATAACCTTTGTGGTAGCGAGTCACCACTTTTTCTGCGGTCAACTGCCTGAAATACTCGTCGTTCAGGTGATCTGCAAAGTGTATGTATCCAGCACCCTGCTCTTGTATTCGCATCCTGGCGAACAACAAGTCTTTTACTGTATCTACCCCAATGCTAAATAAGGGGCATTTAACGACGTTATTTTTGCTCGGTCTTCCCGCTATGGGCTTACCTTCGCCTCCTAAGCCCTTGATTGCAAACACTTTTCTGCCGGCGTTTTTCTTGCAATATGTGTACACGGAATTAGTGAAATGACCACCAGAGTCAACGCATGTTGCGCGTATGGCTATCTGCCTGCCGCTCTCAGTTTCATATTGCTTGAACAACTGGGAATCCAGGGCGCTCCATAGCTGCGGTGTAGACGGGTCACCATACAAAGTGACGTGGTCTATCACCCAGCTTTCGTCATCTCGACCAATGCCCAGTACGGTTATCTCAAGACGGTTGTCCTGAACGTCAACACCAGCAACCAGAATCATCGCGTCATCAGGTACCGCCGGCATAGGTTCTCTTCGTTCGGCCAGCATGTAGTCATCTACAGTCTCGCCGGCATCAGCCCATGTCTGCCCCAGGTATGTGTTTGTCCACACGCGCAACTGCTCCGGGCTTTTCTTTACCTTCAGGAAGTCCTTCACACCGTCAGCAAGCGGTGTCCAGGGCGAATACAGTCCGTTGATAGCGAATCCAGCGACACCAGTGAACTCTTTGCCGGCGTGCCACTGACCGTTACGGATAGACCAAACGCGATCAGAATCGCTCCATAAAACAGCACAGTGGTCGCACATGTATGCTGCGGTTTCCGGCTGATCTTCATCCCATTTCACGTTAGACCATTTAAGTGTTTGATATTCCTCACAATGTTTGCAGGGAACGTAGAACTCGCGCTGGTCAGATTGCTCGTATGCCTCTGCAATACGGCTGTTGCCTTCATTGGTCGGCGTGCTAACCATGATGACCTTTCGGTTCCAGAAAGTGGCAGAACGCTTGCGTGCCAATTGTATCGGGTCGCCTTCTGAGCCGGCAGATGGCGGGTAACGGTCAACCTCATCACAGAGCACGATGCGTATCGGTCTACTAGCCAGGCCGGACGGGCTGTTGGCTCCCACCATAGTGATAGCGCCGCCTGGGAATATCTTGTGGAGGGTTGTGTTGCCTGAGTCGCGGGAGCGCGGGTCTTTTACCTTGCCCCGAAGAGCCGGCGTACTCTTGATGAGACCTGCTGCCACCCGGTCCTTACTGAACGCCTGAGCCATTTCAAGAGTAGGTTGGAGCACCAGAATAGGAGAAGGGTCATTGTCAATGTGATAGCCCACAATGTTGAGAATAGCCTCGGTTTTCCCAAGCTGTGCTCCAGCCATGACAACAACTTCTTGAATAGTCGAATCAGAGCACGCATCCATGATTCCTCGTTGGTATTCGGCACGGCTTGTGTACCATCTTCCTGGCTCCGCACTACTCTGCGAGTCTAGCCGTCTTCTTTGGTCTGCCCACTCGCTTACGCTTAGCCTTGGGGGCGGTCTCAGGGTCTCCATCGCTGACTTCAGGTGCGATACCAGTGGTTTTGGTTGGGTCGGTGCTTGGCTCATAGTTGGATAGTTCCTCTAGCGCCTCGTTGATTAGGTCTTCCAGTATCTTTTGGCAAACACCGGCCTTGGATTCGGTAGATAATATGGGTGCCCCTTTGGTGGGTATGGATAGTAGCTTAGATTTGAGCGCACCAAGCACATCATTCCAGGCGTTAACAACGTCTTCTGCCGGAACAAGCTCTCCACGAACCTTCTCTAACTCTATCTCGGCAATCTGCGCTTCCGCATTCACCTTGCGTGTCCGAGCCTCATCGTAGCTCGAACCGAGCTTCACGCCGCCAGTGCTAGGCATGCTTTTTCCTTGGTTGCTTTTGGTGATTCTATAACCTGTTGTTTACATTAGCAAAATTCTATTTCTACGCGAACTTTGCGGCGCGCGACTACC